AGCACGGAAGAATTTGAACAACTATATCTAAACTATGAGAAGCATCCGACAATTAAAAAGAAAATCGTATCGGCAGATGAGATATTTAAAAATGGAATCCTTAAAGAAAGGACTGATACTGGGCGCATATATCTTGTCAACATCGACAACGTCATCGCACAAGGTCCGTTTGATACAACGTTTGATCCCATTTACCAATCAAACCTATGCCAAGAGATACTTTTACCCACCCGACCTTTCCAAAGAATTGAAGATCCAGATGGGAGAATTGCTCTTTGCACTCTTGGCAGCATAAACTGGGGAGCATTCCGTAACCCACAGGAGATGCGTAAAGCATGTCGTGTATTGGTTCGCAGTCTAAGCAATTTGTTAAGCTATCAAGATTTCCTAAGCATACAAAGCAAATTAGCTAATACAGACTTTGAACCACTTGGTGTTGGCATTACTAATTTAGCTTACTGGCACGCTCGTAAGAGTTTCAAATATGGTACCCCAGAAGCACTTGCCGAAGTCAAACGTTGGATGGAACACCAAGCATTTTACCTAACTGAAACAAGTGTTGAGCTGGCTCAAGAACGTGGCCCATGCGGGCGTAGCCAGTACACCTACTACGGTAAGGGAGTATTCCCTTGGGAACGTCGTGCAGAAGGTGTAAACGAACTAACAGACTTTACACCTAGTCTAGATTGGGAACCATTACGTGCCCGCATGAAGCAGTACGGAATTCGTAATGCTACTTTAATGGCCGTGGCACCAGTCGAGTCCAGCTCGGTTGTGTTAAACTCCACTAACGGAATTGAAATGCCGATGGAATTGATTTCTGTTAAGGAATCGAAAGCTGGATCGTTTGTACAAGTCGTGCCAGAGTATAAACGTCTAAAGAATCGTTATCAGTTGATGTGGGATCAAAAAGATTGTGTTGACTACTTAAAGACCAGTGCTGTGCTAGCTGCATACATTGATCAAAGTCTATCAACAAATACGTTCTACAATCCTGCACATTTTACCAGCACTGATCCACAAAAGGATCGTAAAGTTCCGGGAACATTGATTGCTAAAAATTTAATGCTTGCATACAAATGGGGCTTGAAGACAATTTACTACAGTCTCATAAACAAAGTGGGTGCCAAGGCCAATGTTACAAATACAAATTCGGTCGCTACTGTATCATCTATCAATGCCGCGGATAATATTTTATTATATAACGAAATTGAAGATGAGGATTGTGAAGCTTGCAAACTTTAAATGGCAAATTACAAATGAGAAATATTAAATGATTGCTGTACTTCAGATTAGTGACGTAGATGTATTTGATAATGTCGCTGTAGACGATCTTTGGTGTTTAGATAAATTGATACTATCAAAAAAATTAGGTTATGTGTGCGGTCCTGCAGGTATGCTACCGATGCCAGGAAAGTATGTAGTGCGGCCTATTATGAATTTAAAAATGATGTCAGTTGGTGCTACAATACAATATCTTGATTCAGATTCAATTCCAGACGGTTATTTTTGGTGTGAAATATTTACTGGGCGTCATTTGAGTTTTGATTATCACTGGGGTAAACAAACATTAGCAGTTGAAGGATTAAGAACCAACCCAGAACGCCTAGACAGGTTTAGTCGTTGGACAAAAATTGATGAAGAGTTTAAATTGCCCGAAATACTTCAAACTGTCGCAGACAAATACGAATGGTTTAATGTGGAGGTAGTGGGAGATAAAGTTATTGAAGTACATTTCAGATACAATGACGACTTTGCTAATCATGATGCTAGTACCATTATACCTGTTTGGCAGGACGAATTTTACACCAGTCCTGCCAGAGATAGACTAGGATTTATATTAACAGATTATAAACAAACCAAGGAAAACTAATGTCAAAAGAACAATATAACTTAACAAAACAAACGAACTATCTCAAACGAACAATGTTTCTAGATCCAGCCGGACCAGTTACAGTACAACGATTTGAAGAAGTTAAATATCCCAAGATTCAAAAGTACGAAGAACTAGCACGTGGATTTTTTTGGGTTCCTGAAGAAATCAGTCTTACCAAAGACAAGATGGATCACAAAGAATCCTCAGATGCTGTCAAACATATTTTCACTAGTAACCTATTGCGTCAAACAGCATTAGATAGTATTCAAGGTAGGGCACCTAATCAAGTGTTTGGTCCTGTGATCAGTATTCCAGAGTTGGAAGCACTGGTCAGCAATTGGAGTTTCTTTGAAACAAATATTCACAGCAAAAGCTACAGTCATATTATTCGTAATGTGTATGGCGTGCCAAAAGATGAATTCAATAAAATCCATGATACAACCGAAATTGTAAATATGGCAGCTAGCATTGGGAGATATTATGAAGCATTACATGTTCTTAACTGCCGCAAAGAATGTGGTGAAGAGATTGATCTCCACACTCACAAGCGAGCAATTTGGTTGGCATTACATGCGAGTTATGCACTCGAGGCATTCCGCTTCATGGTCTCGTTCGCCACTTCGCTCGCAATGGTCGAAAACAAAATCTACATCGGAAACGGAAATATCATCTCGTTGATTCTTCAAGACGAATTGCTACATGCAGAATGGACTGCTTGGTTAATTAACAATGTGACCAAGGACGATACAGATTTTGCCAATTTGGTTGAAGAATGTCGCGAGGAAGTATATGCTATGTATATGGAAGTCATTGCTGAAGAAAAAGCCTGGGCAGATTACTTGTTCAAGAAAGGACCTGTAATCGGACTTAATGCCACTATCTTAAAAGATTTTGTGGATCATACAGCATTTACTCGTCTAAAGGACATTGGTATCAAGTACGCCGAAGAGCACCCACGTAGCAGCCCTATCCCATGGTTTAACAAGCATGTCAACATTGGCAAGAAACAAAGCGCCTTACAGGAAACTGAAAGCACTAACTATGTTATCGGTGTCATGAGCGATAGCGTGTCTTATGATGAACTTCCAGACCTATAAGGAAAAATAAAATGACTCAAAAAGCGATCATATGGTCAAAATACAATTGTAATTTTTGTGACCAAGCCAAGGCATTGCTAAAACAAAAAGGATATGTCATTGAAGAACGCAAGATCGGCGATGGATATACTCGAGAAGAATTACTAGAAGCTGTACCTACCGCACGAACTGTTCCTCAAATTTTTATTGAAGATGAACTAGTTGGTGGATTTACTGAATTGAAGGCATTCCTACAATGAAAGAAAAAGACTCCCTTGAGCTTGATACAACTATCGATGCCATAATCGACGATTTTACAGATCTTTGGAAAGACGATTCTAATACAATAACTATAAATTCAGCAGATGTTTGGAATAGTACATTATCAGGCAATATACTAGGGCCGTATCCTAGTTATAATACAGGAATTGGTGCTGTAGGATCAAATGGACCCTATATTACCACTACTAATAATACTTGGGGTGGCAGCTTTACCACTCCATCAAAACCTAGCACATTACAGGTCACTGGTGATGCAGAGTTTGCGGGCAAGGTTAGAATCGGTGGTAAGGATCTTGCAGAGTTTATGGAAACAATATCCAACCGATTGTCCATACTTGTACCAGATCCAGATAAACTAGAACATTTTGCAGCATTGAAGAAAGCGTATGACCACTATAAGACCTTAGAGGCCTTGTGCGAACTACCAAAAAAAGATGATTGATCCGAAAGATAAAAAGATTGCCGACTTAGAACAACAAGTAAAAGTATTGTTGAGTTATGTTGGTAAATTAAATCAACAGGTCGAAGTTCTTGTACGAGAAAACAACAGGCGTAAAAGCGAAGTTACGCAATTAGCATCAGCAATAAAAAGAGGATAGAATATGTTATTAAATTTAAAGAAAGATTTCTCCGATGGAGATATAGTAAGTATCAAATTGGTCAATGGTGACGAAATCATTGCTCGTTTTGAATCTGAAGATGCCGAAAGTGTTACCATTAGTCGTCCACTGGCATTGACCATGAATGGACAGGGACTTGGCATGATTCCGTGGGTGTTCTTGGGCAAAGATGACAGCATCACTGTAAAAAAGATTAATACATTCTTTATTGTGGCAAGCAAGAAAGAAGCGGCTACACAATATGTTGAAGGTACTACAGGCATTGCTCTCCGTTAAATGTTGTATTAGGAGATTGTAGTATGCCTTATATATCAGGTGGAACGAGTCAAGGTAATAGCGGATTAGCCGAAGTTAAGGATGTTTATCATAGTGGAAATGTGTACGTCAACGGAGTACCGGTGGCGCTGTGGCAGGATGGAATAGCCAGTTCCACTGCTGCGGCAATTTCGGCATTTATTACAGGACCACATTTTTCAACTGATCTAGCAGTACAGGAAGAAACTGAAGGTAATACTGACGAGGCTTCGGTGGATGCTAGAACTGCCGAATTAATTGCTAACGGAACAATTAGTCAAGCTGACATAATTGCCGGTAGCCAAGCCGGCGCCAATGCTGCTAACTCAGATGCTGCGCCCGGCGCTGTTCAAAACGGAACACCTGCTGCCACTGTAGTAGCCGACACAGTGGTTGATAATACTTTACTGTATGATAGCCCATTAACAGGTATTAAATATTATGTTAAAACAGTTACCAAGCAGCCCGGAGTTGTGTTCCCATATGATGTAGCAACAATTGCTCCACAGAATGGTACAACTGTGGAGGCAGTAATACAAAATCTAGCTAACTTGGTTAAGAATTGTTTTGATCCAATTAAAAATCAATATCCAGACGCATTTATGACTTGTTCATTCAGGCAAAAAGGTGTAGGGGCGAGCACTAGCCAACATCCGCTAGGTATGGCGTGTGATATACAATATAGTCAAGCAAGCAAAGCTGAATATTTTACAAGAGCACAGTGGATACGAGATAATGTTCCATATGATCAATTTTTATTAGAATATAAAACTACAGGAACCAAAAATCCATGGCATCATATTAGTTTTAACAGCGCAGGAAATCGCGGGCAAGTTTGTACATTTATGAATGATAAAAACTGTAAAGGTCCTGGAGTAATCGGTCTTTACGATTTATCCAATATCTAATTGACATATCTTAGAATTCCTTGTATACTTAGCTTCAAGTCGCTACTAAATAATTTTATCTGGTAGGGGTAAATCTACGTAGTAGATTGTTGCAGTGGAAGGCTGTAAGGCTAGGCGGAGGCACAACACGCCCTACGGAGTCCGTCACTAATTTACAAATATAGATATGAAAAAATTGTTAACTTTAGGTATTCTAGTTTCACTAACGAGCATTGCCCAGGCAGATGGTTATCGCGAATATCGCTATCACTATCCTCGTCCAGTTATTGTAGAACAACATAGCAACACTGATGTTCTGATTCCCTTGGTAATTGGCGGGTTAGTTGGTGCTGCCATTGCCAATCAAAATCAGCCACAACAACCGCAAGTGATCATCCAGCGTGAACCAGTAGTTGTTCAGCCACAGACAGTTTGTTCAGGTTGGAAAGAAATCCAAATGCCCGATGGTCAAGTCTATCGTGAGCGCACCTGTTATTATCGTTAACACACACTGAGAAGCCTGGGTCAGGAAAGAGAAGCAAGGCTGTATTGTCGTAGACGGGTTGTATATGCCCTAGAAGGTATGCAAGTGCTCTTTCATTATGTGTGTTAAATAAGAGTTATTGTTGTATGAAGTAGATTGAAAAAGATTCAAGACTCGGGGGCAGTGCCCGACATCTCCACCATAAGCAGTTTGGGTCATATGTTATAAGTCCATAGTGCATTCATATACAAGACTGTTTCTGATGGGGATGACACAGGATCGATTGAGTCAAGAGTAGAGAAATGGACAACTCGGCAATGTAGAAGCCGTTAGGGTTGGGGATTCCCGGCTGAAGACACAAAAAAAGTAATCGCAAACGACGATACATTCCTATTGGCCGCAAACGCCTAATAGCGAGGTAGTTATACCTTGTAACCAAAAATAGCAATAGGCTCTTCGGAGCCTATTTTTATGACTATAGAGGTCATAGGAATTTACAATTGAAAAATGTCATTTTATAGTTGATTTCTATAGTAAATAAAAGTACAATATTATTTTACAAGGAGACTATATGTCTATTACAATTAAAAACCTAGAGGCAGCATTTGCCGGTGAAAGCCAAGCACATGTCAAATATCGTTATTTTGCAAAGATCGCAAGGGAGGAAGGTTATGAAGATGTTGCCAAACATTTTGAACACACAGCTGATCAAGAGCTGCTACACGCTTGGGGTCATTTGGAATTACTAGTTGGTAAAACAACTACTAAAGAATGTCTAAAAATGGCCATCAAAGGCGAAACTCAAGAGTTTACAGTCATGTACCCTGCTATGGAAGCAGATGCTCTCTTAGAAGGTGCTCAAGAAGCTGCGAGAGAAATTCGTGAACAGATTGAGGAAAGTAAAGAACATGCTGATGCTTTTGAAATGCATCTCAAAGAAATGGATGACAAATTTAAAACAACTTTGTCGCGAGCACAGAAACGTTTTAGTGCATTGAAGAAGGTTGAGCGACGTCATGCTGCCGCATATCAACAACAATTGGAGAAACTATAATGAATGAAACACATGTATGCGTGGTCTGCGGCCACATCCACGATGAAGAAACCGAGGGTGCGTGGGACACACTTCCAGCTGATTTCACTTGCCCTGAATGTGGATGTGGTAAAGAGGATTACGAAAAACTATTGGCATAAAAATAGTTGACACAACCAACAATAGACGTATATACTATATAGATAGTCCTTACAGACTATATTCAAAACTAAAGGAAATTAAAAATGAAGAAAATTGTAATCGCATCCGTTTTGGCCTTGGCCGCATTTGCATCCAGCGCCGTTGAAATTGGACTAGTTGGCTCACAGAAAGATACTGTAAATTCGTATGGCATCACTGCTGGCCAATCTTTTGGCAAAGTTGATGTTACTGCCGGATTCAACCGTGCTTTCTCCACAACTAATCGTCAGGACCGTTACAGCGTTGTTGGCGGATATGAAGTTGCCAAGTTGGGCCAAGTTGCAGTGAGTGCAACCGCAGGTGCAGCATATTTAGAGAACCAAACTAGTTCAAACGGATATGCACTTACAGTTGGTGTTGGCGCAAGTCTTCCAATTACTAAGAAAGTCAGTGTTGGTGTAGATGTATTTCGTCAGTATGGCCAAGAGCGTGTGAGTGCGTTTGATAGCACATACGCTACTGCTAAAGTAAAGTATTCATTCTAATTTCAACGTAGAATGATAAAAGGCTCTCCGGAGCCTTTTCTTTTGGTAAAACATAGTATTGACATACTGGTAAAAATCTGTTATAATTATTGCATAGGAGATTAACTTTATGAATGCTGAAACTACTCTACTTAAGGTCAAGCAATTTTGTTTGACTAACTCTAATGACGAACAAGTATGGACTAACAAGGGTACTACATATCATTGGAATCGAGGCAAAGATAATGTAAGTGGATTAATCAATGGTGTAGTAAGAAAACTTGCAGGCGTTGATATGTCTGGCAATAAAATTTGGGTAGTAGCTGGATCTCTTAAGATTGATCCGAGTGGAGAAATTCTACGTTGGACAGGACTGCCTCGTAAACTACAAGTTACATTCGAACCTGTTCAGGAAAAAGTTACCATGGTATTTGATTTAGAAACACACCTAGCATGAGTATGCATCTATGTGGTCCTGCCCTGACCACAACTGGCAAGAAAAAGGGTAAAGTCAAATTCCGTAATGCTGCTGAAGCACAAAGAGCAAGACAACTCGATGCCGAGTGGAAAGATCTCCTCAAACGGCAAGGAGTTGAACAGGAAGAACGTAAACGTAAGAGAGCCTTGTCTGCTGAACCATTGGTCTATAAACTCGATACTCCGATCGGCCGAACAAATACACATCACATTCCAAGTCGTGATACCGGAGGTGTAGCAGTATTATCAGCACCAAAGATCTATACTGGAACCAAAGTAAAAGGTATTGCCACCATGCATAAGAGCAATGCTGTTCCTGTGTTTAGCGACGAAGAAGCCATTGATATTTCAAAAATGCGACGATAAATAACCAACTATGAAACCAACAATAAATGAAAAATTCCTTGCCTACCTTGCACTACTAAGTGGTATAACACTTTCAGTAGTAGCAGAGTACTATAGTATCCTAGGTCTTACTGCAATCTTTGCCGCTGCCGCTTTACCCGTTATTATCATGGGTGTGGCATTGGGTGTGGGTAAAGTCAGTGCTACCCTATGGCTCAAACAAAATTGGAAACTTGCTCCATGGAGTATTAGACTATATCTAAGTACAGCTATTGTAGTTCTTATGATAGTAACCAGCATGGGTGTATTTGGATTCCTTTCAAAAGCGCACAGTGATCAAAGTCTAGTCAGCGGTGATGTCATGGCCAAGATTGCAGTATACGATGAGAAGATTAATACAGCAAAGGATAATATAGATGCAAACCGTAAGGCACTTAAACAGATGGATGAGGCAGTGGACCAGGTTATGGGTCGTAGTACGTCGGAAACGGGTGCCGACAAGGCAGTCGGAATACGTCGTGCTCAACAAAAAGAACGTGCTCGCCTACAATCTGAAATCCAAACCGAACAGAAAACAATTAGTCAACTATCTGAAGAACGGGCTCCCATTGCCGCTGAGGTTCGAAAGGTTGAGGCGGAAGTTGGCCCGATAAAATACATTGCAGCATTTGTTTATGGTAGCACTGATCAAACAATACTAGAACGTGCTGTTACTTGGGTTATTATTCTAATCATTATAGTGTTTGATCCATTAGCAGTTATCCTATTGCTTTCAAGTCAAATCAGTTTTCAAAACTTCCGACAACGTAATGCAGGTGGTGTAATAGTAGACAGCGATGGAACTATTATTGGACTAAAGAGTGCGGAGGGTAACAGCCCCAGAAGGACCACCGATGTCATAGACACAGAGCCGCCTACTGTTACAACTATTGACGATTTAGAGCCAGTTGAGTTTGAATGGAATGAACAAGAGCCTGCACAGGATGGGTTTGTAGCACATGAAGTAGCAGATGCTGCCCCAGAGATTTTTGCCGAAGAAGACGACAGTGAATTAATAGATGAACAAATTGAAGAAATTCGTAAAGTAGCCCGAACATATATTACAGAAGAACCGGAACCTACAATTGAGGAGACATCCGGATATGTTCAAAATGAAGAACAAAGTGAAAGCAGCGTCTGGTCAAAAACAATAACACAATCTGAATATAATACCCTTGTTGAAGATCGAATACAAAGTATTCAATGGGCAAAAAATATTAAAGCGGGTGATGCAAACATTGCAAATGTTCCATTGAGATTACTACCAATGGTAGAGGAACTGTTAAAATGATGGAAGGTAAAATTACATTAATTACACCTCCTGATATTTTTGAAAATGAATCATACAGCATACTGTTTATTCATTTAAGTGAATCTGATCAAGAAAAAGTTAGTCAATGGTTGTCAAACTCTAATATAAAAGAAAATGTAAACATTTATTTTTATTCGGGAGAAAATGATTTACCCTGGTTATTTCATGCTATGGCAAGGTCTGAGTATAAGTATATTGATCTAGATGGATTAAATAACATTACTACTAAATTGAGCGGATATATCATAGGTAAGAAAAATACCTATTACAAAACTACTGATGAAACTATGTCAGCAGTTTGTCATTATCTTAATCAAGACAGAGTAAGTGATATAGAGAACTTTTTACAAAGAGCACTGAATGACAAAACTTGATGATACTCACGTCTGCGATTTTTGCGGAAAAAGCAAAGAAGATGTGGAGAAATTAATTGTAGGAGAAAATGCAGCCGTATGTAACGACTGTATAGACCTATGCGTTGATATTTTAAATGATGAAAAGGTTAAAAATTTTCCAAAAGAAGCCAAGCTACTCAACCCTGTTAAAATTAAAGAATATCTCGACGAGTATGTCATTGGGCAAGATGATGCTAAAATTGCATTGAGCGTGGCAGTTAGTCAACATTTTAAAAGAATTAATAATCCTAACAAGGATATTGAACTAGAAAAAACTAATGTACTGATGCTTGGACCAACTGGCTGCGGCAAGACTATGATGGCAAGGAAAATTGCAGAGTACTTAGATCTCCCATTTGCTATTTGTGATGCAACTGGTATTACTGAAGCAGGATATGTGGGCGACGATGTTGAAAGTATTCTAACACGATTAATCAATGAAGCAGATGGAGATATTGAAAAAGCAAGTCGCGGCATTGTCTACATTGATGAAATTGATAAAATTGCACGAAAAGGTGAAAGTGTAAGCATTACTCGAGATGTCAGCGGGGAAGGTGTACAACAAGCACTATTAAAAATGATCGAAGGTTCTGTAATGCGTGTACCTTCATCTAGCAAAAGAAAACATCCCGGTGGTGAAATGCAAGAAATTGATACCAGGGGCATACTGTTTATTTGTGGTGGTGCATTTGTAGGCATTGACAAAATCATACAGAACAGAACCGAAGCACGGTCAGTGGGCTTTCATGCCAATGTAGAAAAAGATACTGATCAAAATAAAATTTAT